TAGGTGACACACCTGTTGGTGCATTCCCTGTATTGTCGTCTGTGATTACGACTGCGTTGTCACCAAGAGGAATAACTTCACCATCTGCTACACGTTCAGCGAATTTCGCTTGTAACTCTTTCATGTTAAGATTAGAATAAACTGCTTTTTGAAAGATCTGCTTATGTAATTCTGGATCCTCTGACCAGTTACTGATAACTTGTAAGAAGTTAGCCTCTTTTGTTTCGTCTGGTGATCGAGCGAAGAGCCACTTGTCTTCCTCGTAACGGTTCTGTGCTAACTGCGTTAACAGGTCCAGTACCTCTTCGTAATCCTCCCAATAGGGTTTGTACGTTAATAGATGTGTTAAACTTACTGACATTATTATTTCCTCCTCCTGGATTATATCTTTTAATTCATCAATGACATTTTCTAAGGCGTTCTTGTACTCAATCGTCTCTCTACGACGCACTAACACGATAACGATTAGGGCTGAGAGCAATAACAAGGTGTACCAAGCAACCCCTATAACCATTATAGCATAAATTGAATCACTCACTGTCCTTACGTCCCACACCTAATGACTCGCTTAATGTTTTGTAATCGATAGACCACTCGTTATCATGTTGTTCTAATCCGAACTTCACAAGCACGGGTCTTGCTTGAGGATCGTCGGCCATTTTAACGCCTTTACCCTTCTCTAAAGCTAGGTTGATTAGCTCAGAGAAGCCTCTAGCTGCAATACCGTTAACTTGTCCGCTACTAACAAAGAAGTCCATGACAAGGTACTCACCTTCGTCTGAGTAACCGATAATCCCAGTGGTTTGTCCCTCTGCATCTTTCAGCTCGAGATAGAAGTCGGAAGTATCCTTAAACTTACCTTTACCACTAAAGTCTGTGGCTACCTGCTTCAGCTTTGCTATATCCTTCGTATGGAGCTTTTTATCCGTTCCATGCACTTTACCCTTCAGCTCTCTTGCATGCGCGTGTGAAGCTCCTGGGGGATTCTTAACCTCGGTGTTGCCTTCGTTTGGTTGGCTTCCGCCTTTATTTGGATCCTCATAAACGGTAACTTCCGTTTCTTTGCCGTTACGCATTACTTTCCGTTTAACGGGTACCAGTTTACTGTAGTCCTTACGTTTCATAACCATTTCTTGAAGATTCTCACAGGACTTCGCGTACATGTACATATCGTACATAGAGTCGAAACCGTACATAGCTAGTAAGCTTGCATAGGTTTTTGACAGGTCTTCGTTCCGATTAATAACATCCGTCAATCCTTCTACTTTTGTTACTCGCTTGATCAGATCGGGAGTAATCTGTGCATCGAGAAAACCAAAAGAGTCTGCATCGTCATTCGCTATGCTTGTGAGTCGTTTCATTAGTTCATCCACACCTTCTGCGGAAAGCGTGTACCTCTTCTCTCTCATAGTCTAACCCACCTTTCTACTCCATTGTAACATATGTCTAACTTACAATCAACATAGAAAAGAGAGTACTATGTACTAGTACCCTCTCGCAAAAATATCTGTTGTTTGTGGCATTAAGTTCGGGACCGTCGTATAGCCGAATGCATTCTCTTGTTCCTGAAGAATGTATGGCTCTAAAACGTGTTCCATTCCAATTGATGAATACACGGATGATTGCGCGAAGTGGTCCTCTCCACGGTTTGTGATGATTTGGTACACCTCACCTGTCTTCTCATCCTCTTCATCTCGAATTACTACGTTTCTCCAATGAAGTGCATATAACTCTAACTGCTTGTCTCTTCGGTAGAAACCTAGTCGACCCATCTTCATATCTGAGATATGGAGCTTATTTTGTGTAAGTTTATCGATGGTAACCATAGATTTCGGCTCAGTCCACTGCGGTCTAATTTGGCCTGTAGAGCGTGGGTTAGGGTTAACCTTAACACCGTACACTTTACCGCGTCCAAAGTAACCAACAAGCTTGTCTACGTAGTTACCGCTGTCTCCGATATCCGCGCAGATAATGTCTGGTCTGTACGGTACCAATTGGTTGATGATGCTCTCTAAGTCGGCCTCGATATTCGCTACCCCACGGGCCCGCTCTACTGAGAAGATACGGATAATGTCCATGAGACCGTTCTCACGGAAGCCACGTACAGTAATCCAATGACGGTTACCCCAGTCGATCCCAACAGAGATGAATCGGTAGTTTCCTCGGTCCATTAGTGGCTCCGGAAGATCCTCACGAATGTTATCATAAATATCTTTCTCTTGAACAGCTAACGCAACATCTTGGTATGGATGCCCTAGAACGTAGTTGTAGAAGTGCTGCTTAGATTTAGCTTTAAGTTCTTTACGTTTGAGCTCATCTGCACTGATCCAGACAGCATTCATTTGTGTAATTAAATACCCGCGAGTACCGCCACCATCTACTGTACGGCTAGGGTAGTTTGCATCCCAGACACCGTTGTACCATCTGTCTAGCGGTTCTTTACATTTACTGCAAATGAAACGGAACGTACCATCTTTAACCGTCTTAGCAATGACATCTACACCTTTATCGTTTAGACATTCGATGTTTGTCTCGTAGTCCAGTTGCTGTACGTGGTTACAGCTGTCGCAGCGATGTTTATAAACGAATTGGTCTGACTGGTTAAATAGGGCGTGAATACCGAAGTCCGGGACTGTCGGTGTACTCCAACGTCGTAATACTCCGAATTGAGAAGATGACATAGACTCCATCGCTGAGATCTCTGCAGATGAACCAACGCGGTCATACTCATCCAAGGATAAGTAATCGATATCGACACCCTCTACGGATGCTCCTTTAGAAGATGAACGGAAGATTAAGAAGCTATTTCTAATCTTCTTTTTCTTTAAGGAGTCGGAGCTCTTATCTACAATTGTAGAGTAGTAACCTGATTCTAGCAGAGGATTAAGACGTGTAGCAACGAACTCTTCCATTTGGCGGTTCGTCGGGAATGTATAAAGACATTTAACACCTGCATAACTATGCAAGTCCGCAAAGTGAATCATTTCCCCTACACCTAGCTCTGACAGACCTAACTGACGAGACTTGATAACAGCCTTGTCTTTATGCTGATCATTAATAATTTGAACCTGCCAAGGACGGTGAGCCTGGGCTCTGGTAGAGTCCTGTCCGCTTACATGGAATGTAATTGGGTGGTTTTTAACTTTATGATGCTTAAGTAAATACGAAGAAGGATTCAACATAGTTAGTACATAGGCTAGTTGGTCCTTCGTAGGTTTTGTTGTACCGAATGTTTGCCTAGCGATGTTAGCAATCATTGTACCGTCAATAGGATTAACAATCATTAGAACGATCCCTCATTTGTTGTGTTTTGTGCAATGTCTAGGTCACGTAATAAGTCGGCAACATCTTCAACTGACATTCCTGAAACATCTACTTGGCCTTCCTCATCAGTTACCAGTTTACCTTCAGTAATCTGCTCTTCGATTACTTTGTCTTGTTTCATGTTGATCTCAGGTAACATCGATTGCCCTGTCTTACCATCCATTGCTTCAGCAATACCATTGATTTCCTTATAGGCGCCTAGTATCCGTACAAAGTCTGCCATGTTATCAATAGCGATCTCTCCGGTAGAGATACGTTGGAGGTACTTGTTTAGTGCTTTAGAAGCAGCAATATTGAATAGCTCCCGGACATCACTTTCACTGGACAAACCTGTTTTACGTTGTTCAACTCGTTTTCTTAAGTTATCGGCCATTGACATATTAGAGGTCTCCTTTCTTCTTTAATGTGCGATAGCAAGACATAATGTCTTTACATATATCGATGGTGAATGCCTTGTTTAGGTGGAAGCGTACGTGTGATACAGAGGTTACATACTTACCGTCATTTAAAACTAAAGAGGACAAGGGTCTACTGCAGATTACGCATATACGTGGAGTAAATACACGCTTGTCCCCTTTCAAAAATTCGTGGTGCCTTTCGGCCTCTTTGTAGAGGGTCCGACGTTGTTCGACGATTTCTCGCTTACTCGTCAATATCCTCTGCCTCTTCTTCTTCCTCAAAGTCTTCGTCTGTAACCGTTTCTGTATAGAAGTATGTATCAAGATACTCGTTGTAAGCTTCCAGGCGCTTCTCAAGCTCTTTCCCTTCTTCGTCATCCTCGTCTAGGCAATCTCCGAATAGGTACGGTAGCTCTAAAATGATTTCCCCTACAATCTCTGTAATTGCTTCTGAGGTAAAGGCGATACCATATTTGATGAACTGCATAAGTACATAGCTGTCATATTTATCGTGTAAGTGTTTAATAATCGCTTCTTCCGCCATTTCAGACTCGGCTTGTAGGAATGCGTAATTGTATGCTGCAGATGTCATCGTAAGTGTGACAATTGTCTCTACGTCTGTAAGAAGCTGTTTGTAAACGGTAGCATTTGCTACAACCTCTTTACCCTTCATAGTTGCAGGGACAATAAACTTCGAGTTCTGCAAGACTTTAGGAGCCACCTCCTGAACAGCGTAGTCTTGTGCGCAATCAAGGTACATCTCCATTTTATACTCTTCAAATCCAAACATTTTCCTGCACCTACTTCCTTTTCTCGTTGTCTTGCTGATCTGGTACTTTCTTTAGAACCACGTCCGTTAGGTCCTGTAACTCTTTCTCTACTCGCTGTTTCTTTTTCTTTAATCGACGGTCGTACATCCATACCACAACCATTGCTAATATAGTACCTACGACTATTGTTATCGTAAGTTTATGCTCAATCGGGTGAATAAACCTGGATATACCGTGATTTACAGCCATTGCTATCGCTTCTGCGAAAATGATTAACAGTAATTTAATGTATATCTGCGTGTGTTTTCTCACAAAGTTACCCTCCTATCTCGTGGTTTATAGTTATAATATAGGGGATAACGACAAATTTGCAAAAATACCCACTGCAAAGTCTTATATTAAGTAAAGAATCAGAAGTCGGAGAGGGTACTTATGTTAACATGTTCAATACTTTTAACGATTGTATTTTACACATTTGTCTGTTACCTGTCGTGTATAACTATGGTTGTACTTTACGACGCCATACGACACAAACTCCCGTTGTCTATTCTGAGATCTTCCCTTTTTATTGGGTTAGTTTATATCTCTATTATATCAGATTGTATCCTGTTCGGTAGTTCATTGTACAGCTCAGTGTTCCTTAAAAACGGTCTATTGGTTGTACTAGTTATCATTTCTCTCATCCCTGTAAATAACAGAAAGGAGCTTGGTGATGATTATAAAGGAGAATAAATACCACAGTACAATTAAAGTCGAGTTTAGAGACTCAGTATGGAATATGGTGCATAGTGAGCGATCCTTATTCCAGGTGTATACAATACACCGCTTACTTAATCTAGGGCTGATTATCGGCTTCACATTCGACTACTGTGCAAATTCAACACCCGACGAGTACATTTACATTGAGTTAGACCTGAAAGAGCATGGGAAGGTGCAGTTTAGGGTAAGCACAAAGACAAATTACGGCAGTATCGCAGACGAGGCTAGTTTCCACACATTAGAGAAGTTTTTAGAAGAGTTTGATACAGGTTTAGACGAAAAAGGGAAGAAAGGGATTTTAGGTTTATAATAAAGAAAGGTGGGAGAGTAAATGAATTACCAAAACAACGAGGCAGATGTTATTCAACGGTTAAGAGTAATCGAGGAAAAGATTCAGGATCAGCACAACGATACCTCTGAATTGAGAGACGTTGTTGATGAGTTAAAGAAAATTGTAGTCTCTCTCGACAAAGCTTCAGCTATTCAGGAAGAGAAGCAGTCCCACCTGACCTTCCGAATAGAGCAGTTAAAGACAGAGATTGAGCTGTTAGAGGCTAAAGGTGTTAAGTCTAGTGATAAGCAACGAGCACTTGTTGAAAATGCGATCATGGCCTTCCTAGGCGGTCTTATCACGTACATCTTCAGCTTGATTAGCGGTAAATAAACTAGAGAGGATGAGAGTAAATGGGATTTGTAATTGAACTACGTATGATGGATGGAACAAAGTTCTATCTAGGCTCTGAACAAATGAAATCGTTTGGCGTACAAGACGACCCGTATTCTTATGTGTATGCATGCATTGCGGGAACTCGAGGCGGTATGTTACAGGCGTTCACTACTTCGGCTCTAACAGGTGATAAAGAAGCAGTTAACCCTCGTATGATTGTAAGTATGAAAGTAACATACACAGCATAAGGACCGGTTTAAACCGGTCCTTTTTTTATGTATGTATGTATTCATGTTAGTATGTAATTTTAAAGCCCCAGAGTTCGAGGACAGACTGTGTGTAAGCCCAGTTTAAATGTGACATGTTGTGTAAATATTCTGTATATGTCATATTTAAAACACCACCAAGTAAACCAAAACTGCGATTGCGAAGACCACACATGCAACAATAAACCAAACAATTGCCGAACCGTACCCACTAAGCGCACTCCAAACACCAACGATAGCAGTAAAAATAAACAGCCCGTACAAACCAATTATAACCAAAGCTAGTACACCAATAAATTGAAATACTTCTGCCATTGTTTTCTCCTCCTAACCAAATAGTAAGTTATAAAAGAAACTAACGCCTCCGTATAAACAAAAGATAACCAAGGCGATAATCACTATATTTTCAAAGATATCTTCGAGGTCGAAAAGCTCATCAATTTTATTTAACAATTTAATGAACCAGTAGAAAACGAAGACACCGACTAACAAACTGGCTACTGCAGCGAGAACTTTTAGAATCTCTATCATAATTTCCTCCTCAGTTTGTCCGATTTTACTGAACAAGAACCCGGTATGTCCGGGTTGTCATATTTTATTCAGCTCCTTTAGTTTCACGTTGTTCTAAATCCTGGATTTCTTCTTCTGTTAAATCAGCGAATAACTCCCTGTAACCAACTTCAAATAAATCCTCAATCTCCTGCAAGCGTAAACCGCGAGGAAACTTCTTACCGTGCTCCCAGTAACTAATCGTAGAGTGGTTAACTCCAAGGCGATCAGCTAGGCTATAGGTTGTGTAACCCGCATCAATTCTGTATTTTCTGAGTCGTTTAAGTTTTTTCTCTGTCATATTTAACATCCTTTCATGATGTGCTGTTTTGTTGTTGATTTCATCTTAGCACGTTATTGATTATTTGTCAACAATATTTAGAACAAAAAAAAAGACACCGGTTAAGGTGTCTTAATAAGATGTGACGGTTATATCTGTATTAGGGTTAGTGTTTGACACGTTGTTGTCCGCTCTACCCTTCCAGTTAGCAGGGTTACTTGCATTGTGAACGTACACAGTGTCCAATCTGTTTCCTTTAATCCAGTTGTAAGACGTTGCATCTCCCCAACAGTCATCCATAACGGATGTCTTGAAGCCTTTAATAGTGTTGTCCTTCACAGTATTTTTCTGACAAGGGTACGCACCGCTACGCCAGTACAAACGAATCCCTGCATCTAATGTCCCCACAGTTGAAGAATCGAAGGTTGTCTCAATAAGGTTATCCGAAACAATACAGTTGCTTCCCCCATCGATCTGGATGCCTGAAGCGGTAGC